CCCTTTCCTTGTCGGAAAACACTTTCAAATAACTCTTATCGAGCATCGCGGATCCTTGAAAGACTCAGTAATCTTTGCATAATGGAAGCGTCCAAACAGACATTCGCGTGCTTTCGCGAAATACACTAGCTCTAGGAGATTCTCATGCAAAAGCGAAGCTACAAAGGCCGTGCAGGCCGATCTTTCGGTAAATCTGCCATGAAAACACACAAATTCAATCTTCCATCTCTCAACCCCATGCGGGGCGGGTACAGGCTATGACCCATGCCCTGCTATCATCCTCTGAACGCATATCGTTATCCAGGTCCCGGCAAGTCGTCCAAGATCACATTTTTAAAATCTGGCGTCTCAATACCGACGAAAGCGGAGTACTTGCGTTTACCCTGCGGACAGTGCATTGGCTGTCGCCTCGATCGTTCCCGACATTGGGCTACCAGGTGCATGCACGAAGCAAGAATGCACGACCACAATTGCTTCATCACGTTGACTTACGACGAGGCAAACCTACCGCCATGTGGGAGTTTGCACTTATCGCATTGGCAAAACTTTATGAAAAGGCTCCGCCACCATGCGAAAAAACAAGGCGCTGAAAAGCCATTAAAATTCTTACACTCGGCAGAATACGGTGATCAATATAAAAGGCCCCACTACCATGCGTGCATATTCGGTTATGATTTTCCTGATAAGTCGCTGTTCCAAATGCGTAATGATATTCCTCTCTATACTTCTGATCAGCTTACTCGTCTTTGGGGCAAGGGTTACGCTAGTCTTGGAGAAGTCACCTGGAACAGCGCAGCTTATTGCGCCAGGTACTGCGTCAAAAAAATCAACGGCGCCAGGCGGCAAATCCCAGACCCAAAAACAGGATTACTCCCCTATGAACGTGTACATTTATACTCCGCCGAAATCGTCGAAGTACTTCCAGAATATTCCACCCAATCTCGAAATCCCGGTTTGGGGCAAACCTTCTTCAACGAATTCGCAGATGACATATTCCCCTGGGATGAATGCATCGTCAACGGGCACCCAACCCGGCCCCCACGCTATTACGACAATCTCTACAAACTATCCGAGCCTGACGAGTTCGAGGCCGTGCAGGCAAGACGTATTAAACTCATGGAATCCTTTATTGAAGACAACACACGCGCAAGACTGTCTGACAAGGAAAAAG